GAGAGTACCTAATACACCCTGTAATCAAATTTCCCCATTTTGATAACAAGTAGTAATCACTCATAAATGTTCACAATTTGTTCATGAACACCTATATAGCACACTGTATAATGGAGCATGAGAGGAGGTGATCTGATGGAGCGAGACGGAGTATTAAGACTTGCTAATGCAATCATAATTCAGGCAGTACGTGATGCTCAGAATGGACATATGTCTTACAACGATTTTTGTCGATTTGTGCATTCCGAATATTTCTTGGTATTATCCCGTGGTGCGATAGCACCAGATGAATTAATTAAGGAGGTATACCCCTATGTCTAACCACTCATTATGTTTGTCCTGTTATTACGGATCCGTATGCGCGGATTTTATTGCGGATGGGGATGCGTTTGTTGTGCGATGTGATAAGTATCAGAAGCTTACCACTAATGCCGACAAACTCCGGGCTATGACTGCTGAGGATCTGTCCAATTTTTTGGCGAGCGGTTGCCTTCCCATTTCGACAATGGAGCATTGTAAATTGGGAGATAAATATTGTTGCCGGGACTGCTGGCTGGACTGGCTCAAAAGCCCGGCAGAGGTAGACGAATGAAAGTCCTTGAACTCTTTGCCGGAACAAGATCCATTGGAAAGGCATTTGAAAAACGTGGGCATGAAGTTTTTTCCGTGGAGTGGGACAAGCGATTTGGAGATATCGACCTATACGAAGATATCCTCAAAGTGCAAGCCGCCGATATAATCCACAAATTCGGAAGGCCAGATGTGATATGGGCTTCACCCGATTGCTCGTCCTACAGTATCGCCGCAATCAGTCACCATCGGAAACAAGCCGAAAACGGAAACCTTGTCCCCGTCTCAGACTATGCAAAATTCTGCGACCGGGTAAATCAGCACGTTCTCTGCCTTATCCTCGCTCTATCTCCGAGATATTGGTTCATTGAAAACCCAAGAGGTGGGATGCGTAAGATGGATTTCATGAACGGTCTACCACGGTACACAATTACATACTGCCAGTACGGTGACACTCGCATGAAGCCGACAGATATATGGACGAACCACCCTGATCCACGATTCAAACCGCCTTGTCACAACGGCGACTCTTGCCACGTTTCTGCACCGAGGAAAGCAAAGACAGGGACACAGGGGCTGAAAGGTAGCGTAGAGCGCTCCAGAATCCCAGCAGAATTTTGTCGGCACATTGTCGAAATATGTGAGGAAAGTCCGGTGGAGGTAGACAATGTCTAAATCAAAGAAAAAGCGTTACACTGTGGAACAGCTTCGTACCACGGATCTGAGCACTCTCTCCTATGGAGAACTTCGTAAAGCCTACACCGCATATCGTGATACCATGAAAAAGCGCATAGAGCGGTTGAAGGTTGGCACTCCCGCACAACAACGCCATGTTAAGCCGTTTCTGCGAGGTGGTAATAAAGAAATCTTAACTCTCACTCAATTGGATTGGATGGGTCAAACTTCTTATCGTAATCTGCTTTTTAACGTTAAGGAATTGCAGATTTTAGAGCAAAGAGCTCTGATGTCTATTGAGGGCTGGCGCAGAGTAGAAAAGCAGATTATTGCATCATTGCATGAAGCAAAATACGAAAATATAAATCAAAAGAACTTGCGTTTATATGGAACTTTTATGGAGATCATGCGAGAAGAATATAAAAATAAAGTGTTTCCGTCTGAGCAGCTTGCGGAAGCGTTTAATACTGCCGCAGAGGAGGTTGCGACTTTAACGGAAAAAGATCTAGAATCATTACTTAGTGCTTTTAGTGTAAAGGGTGAGGGTGTTGATTTGTTTGCCTGAAACAGCAATTCAAAAAGTGCTGAGTGCGGATCTGATAAAAAATAAGCGGGGCAATCCTTCCATGCGGGATAAGCCCCGCTATATAAACCTCGTGACGGCCTTCGATATTGAATCCACCAGATTGCCGGATATAGAGCAATCATTTATGTATATCTGGCAATGGCAGTTTGGTGGGGATTGCACGATTATTGGCCGCACTTGGGAGGAGTTTTTATCATTTTGCGAATCCCTATCCGGCTACATAAAGAAGTCTTTTGGGAATCGTGCTAGGTTGGTGGTATGGGTCCACAATCTGAGTTATGAGTTTTCCTTTTTAAAGGGCATTTATCCTTTTACCACCAAAGAGGTATTCTGCATGGAGCGCAGGAAGATCGCTAAATGCTCCATGATGAACACATTTGAATTTAGGTGCAGTTACATTCAAAGCAATATGTCCCTGGATCTGTTTGCCAAAAAGATGGGGTGCAACGTACGGAAGCTGACCGGCACTTTCGATTATGATAAGCTCCGGTATCCCTGGACGGCTCTCTCAGATTCAGAGTTGGCGTATTGCATTCATGATGTGGAATCACTGGTGGAAGCTATCACAAATGAAATGGTGCTGGATGGTGATACACTGGCAACGATCCCTTTAACCAGTACTGGTTATGTCAGACGTGAAGCAAAAGCGGCTATACAATCGGATCCAGATTGGCGGTTGTATATAAAGGATCAGCTTCCGAACTTTGATGTATATTTAGCTCTCCGTGAAGCGTTCCGTGGAGGAAACACTCACGCCAATAGATTTTATGCCGGTAAAATCCTGAAAAACGTTCATAGCGTGGACCGCTCCAGCAGTTATCCGGATGTTCTGGTAAACTGCAAATTTCCTGTTTCTAAATTTGAGTATAGAGGGGATATAACAGAGGAACGATTGATTAAAAACATAGATATCCATAAAAAAGCGGCAGTGATTCGGGTGGTGTTCACTAACTTGAAATTGCGCGATCCCTGGACAGGGTGTCCATATCTGACAAAAGATAAGGGTCGGCACATTGTAAACGGTGTGTATGATAATGGTCGTGTTCTGTCTGCTGATTACTATGAAACCACGCTGACAGATATAGATTACCGGATTGTCAAATCTCAGTATAAAGGAGAGGTGATCATCCATCATTCATGGTTTGCCAGATATGGCTATTTGCCGCAGGCATTCAGGAAACTGATCATTGATTATTACAAGCGTAAAACTGATCTTAAAGGCGTGGATGATCAGAAAGTTTTTTATGATAAGCTGAAAAACAAAATCAATTCCCTGTATGGCATGACGGCACAGAATCCGGTGAAGGATAATGTGATTTTTGCCAGTGCAGAGGTTGTCCGGGAGTTTTATGAAAATCATCCTGACTACGTGCAACCGAACAATCTTGGAGCCGATTTTATTCCGGATCTCTCAAAAACTCCGGAGGAACTGCTGGCAAAATACAATTCAAAAGCATTCCTGGTATACCAGTGGGGGGTCTGGGTCACTGCCCATGCCAGGCGGGAACTCCAGGAGGCCGTTGATCTGGCCGGTGATAATTTCGTCTATGCCGATACCGATTCCGTTAAATATGTGGGGGAGGTTGATTTTTCAGAGTATAACCAGAGGATCCGCAAGCGGTCTGAAGATAATAATGCTGTTGCCTTTGATCGCGCGGGGAATGCTCACTATATGGGGGTCTTTGAATCTGAAAAAACCGCAGACGAATTTATCACTCTTGGCGCGAAAAAATACGCTTACAGCATAGATGGCGAAATAACAGTAACATGCGCGGGAGTTAATAAAGAACTGGGAGCGGGGGAGTTACAGGCCGCCGGTGGTTTAAAAGCATTCAAGCCCGGAATGGTATTCCGAAAAGCGGGAGGGACGGAAGCTGTCTATAATGACAATGTAGATATGGAGCTGGAAATAGACGGCCATAAGCTCCGGATCCGGGACAATGTGGTGATCCGTCCTTCGGAATATACGCTAGGATTGACGAACGAATATAAAATGCTTTTGCATCGTGCGGAATTGCTTTTACAATTGGACAGAGAAAATAAAATGAGTGAATATCTGGAAACTCTCTTGACAAATCGTTAATTATCGTTTATATTTTAGTAAACAAGGTTAATTCCTTGCAAATAAATTTAAAGGAGCATGAATCATGGAAATCACACTGTTTGCCAAAAAGCGCACTACCAAAGAGGGAAAGATCTTCTTCAACTATCTTTCCACTCTGACAGACAAGAGCGGCAACAGCAAGCTCTGCACTGTTAAATTCCGGGATGGCGTGAATCCCCCCAAACCGGAGAACTGCCCCGCCAATATCGTGGTGGAAAAGGAAAACTGCAATCTCTCCAGCCGGAAGATGACCAGGAACGTGACGGATCTTAATACCGGCGAGGTCGTTCCCAAGGATTTCGTGACCTATACGCTGTGGATCAGCGGCTACACTGCTGGCAAGCCCTATGTGGATCACAGCATGGACGATTATTTCTGATCGTCCGCAAAATATTATACCTGGCTGAAAATGCCAGGTTTTTTTATTAGGAGGTGCTGATATGGGAATCTATCTCGATAGCGGATATATCAATATGGACTACGTCATAAAGCAGAATTGTCCGCTCACGATCATTATTGGCGGGCGTGCTACCGGAAAGACTTTCGGAGCATTGCAATACAGTATCGAAAAAGAAAAGAATATCATATTCATGCGCAGGACACAAAGCCAGACGGACCTGATCAATAAGCCGGAATTATCTCCTATCAATCCGGTCGCGCAGTACATGCATAAAGAGTGCCAGGTGAAACCGATCAGTAAATATAACTCCTCCATTGCAATAGATGACCGGATCATTGGATACACTGCAGCATTGTCTACTTTTTCTAATTTGCGTGGCTTTGATTCTTCCCATGTGGATCTGCTGATCTATGATGAATTCATCCCGGAATCACATGAGCGGCCAATCAAAGCAGAAGGTGAAGCCCTGCTGAATGTATACGAATCGGTAAACCGAAACAGGGAACTGGACGGCAGGAAGCCTTTGCAGATGCTCCTGCTGTCAAACGCTAACACGCTGAATTCGCCAGTGCTGGAGGTGCTGAATTTAACGAGAGTGGTGGAGAAAATGCGGTCCTCCGGTCGGAGCGAATATATCAACCCGGATAAAGGGATTGCGCTTTTTCTATTGCATAACTCCCCTATATCAAAAGCAAAGGAAAACACTGCTCTTTATAAAATGGTTGGGGACAGTAACTTTCGTGAAATGTCCCTGAACAACGATTTCGCCTTTGACGATCTCGCAGATATACGCTCTCTGCCGCTGACTGGGTGGAAACTGCTGGCGCAGATCGGTGAATACTATCTGTATAAAAAGGATGGTCTATTTTATTTATCATCTCACTGCGCAGGAACTCCGAAAAAGGTTTATACTGATACGGAGATAGATAAAAGGAATTTTATCCGGGAAAATCCGTCCTGTTATACAAGAATTCTAACACACCGGATAATTTATGAAAATTTCTCTGCAAAGAATTACTTGACAAGTTTATACATTTAGTATATTTTTAATAGGGAGGTAGTTGGATCTGCACAAGACCAGCCCCGGAAGGGCGTGCGTGCTCTTGGTCGGAGCATTAAGATCAGACTATCTCCCTTCTTATTATAGGGAGATGAAAATCATGGATGTAGGCTCTTTTACTCAGCTTATAGCAAATCTTGGCTTCCCTATTGCCTGTACGATTGCTTTGTTTTGGTCGTGGAGCAAAGAGAGGGATTCGCATAAGCAGGAGATCGACCGGATAACGGAAGCCTTGAATAACAACACTCAGGCACTGATTAAAATCGAGGAGCTTATCCGAAATGACAAAACCTGATCAGATAGCAGAGTTTGCCGCTAAAATAGCAGACGATGATTCTCATGGATACTCCCAGATCCACCGGGACGGCAATCCTGATTATGATTGTTCCAGTCTGGCGATTGCCTGTGCAGAGCATGCCGGACTGAACGTGAAAAAATATGGGGCATCCTACACCGGCAATATGCTGACGGCGTTTGTTAATGCCGGATTCAGCGCATACAAATTTGAAACCGAATCTCTTTTGCGCAAGGGTGACATCCTGCTGAACATCAAGCACCATGCAGCTATTTATATCGGCAATGGCTACCTGGTGGAAGCGGCGGGAGATGAAGCCGGTGGAATTACCGGAAAAACACCGGGAGATAATACCGGATCGGAGATCCGCAGAACCCGGTTTTATAATTTCCCCTGGGACTACATTCTCCGTTATAATGTCTCCGATAATGTGAATTGCAGTTACGGAGATGATAATGCGGTGCAGATCACTGTTCCGGAAATCAAGTATGGGGATTTCGGCAGTGCTGTGGCCGCTGTACAGGCCGCACTGAACTACCACGGATTTGGCAAACTGGCTGTAAACGGCTTCTTTTCCGATTCGGTAAATATCGCCGTTAAGAGATTCCAGGCAAAACATAATCTGGAGATTGACGGTATTGTAGGTAAAAATACCTGGTCTGAATTGATGTATTGGAGGTGATACGATGTACAGCAAAGAACAGATCGGATTCCTTATGAAAAACGGGTTCTCCGTAGAGGAGATCATGGCAATTGCCCCCACTCAGGACCCGGCCCCGGCTCCCGCTCCGGATCCGGATCCCACTCCCGCTCCGGCCCCGGCTCCCGCGCCTGTTCCGGCAGATCTGGAAGCGCGTGTTGATAACCTTGTTGCTTCTGTGGGGAACCTGGTGCAGATGCTCCAGCGGCAGAACATCAACGGAATTCAGTTTGGATCCCCGGTCCCGGAACGCTCTGCGGATGATATCCTTGCAGAGATCATCAACCCAAAACAGAAATAATAAAATGAGGAGGAAATAATCACGCCTAATTCTCTTGGCTCTCCGGCCTACGGCTTTAATGATGCGGCAACTCTGCTGAACAGCATTGTAAGCCAGGCCACCGGCAAAGCCGCCATCACGCCCACCACGCTGGGCGAATTTATCAGCGTGGGTACCACTGCCCTGTCCACCGGATACGATCCTCTGCTCAATGCCATCTCTCAGGTCCTGAGCAGAACGATCTTCTCCATCCGTCCCTATTCCGAAAAATTCTCCGGTCTGCTGGCCGATTCTGTCCGGTGGGGCAACCACATCCGCAAGCTCAAACTGGCCGACACGGAGTTTGAGTCTGATGAGCGGTATTATGAGGCCGCTTCTGACTTTTGGGATAACGGTGACAGTGCCGATATGTACAAAATCAAGAAGCCCCTTCCGCTCCAGCTGAATTTCTACGGCCAGAACGTCTGGCAGGACCACGTTACCCTGTTCCGGGACCAGATCGATGTTGCGTTTCGGGATCCTGACGAGCTGATGAGATTCTCCGCCATGATCACCACGAACATGAGCAACAAGCTGGCCCATGCCCGCGAAACCATGGCCAGAACCGCTCTTGCCAACTTCATCGGCGCGAAGAACATCATGGGTGGAGCAAATGTGATCCACCTGGTGACGGAGTACAATGGCGTAAAGGGAACCAACCTGGATAGTCAGACTGTGCGTCAGCTGGCAAACTGGCCCGACTTCTGCCGCTGGCTTGCTGGCCGGGTCCTGACGCTTTCTGACTTCTTCACGGAGTATTCTCAGGAGTATCAGCAGAACGTGACCGGCAAGGCCATCAACCAGCACACGCCTAAAGAGCGTCAGAAGCTGTATATGCTGTCCGGTGATATGAACTCCATGATAACGGAGGTGCTGTCCACCACCTACCATGAGGAACTGTCCCGGCTGGGTGATTACGAAGCGGTCAATTTCTGGCAGTCCATCCGGACCCCGGATGCCGTGCAGGTCACGCCTTCCTACATGGATGCCACCGGCGCGGTCGTGGCTGGCACTGCGCAGTCCATGACTGATGTCATTGGTGTGCTGATCGATGAGGAAGCGGTTGTGACCACTCAGCGGAACACCTGGTCCGCGCCTACTCCCTTCAATGCCGCAGGCGGGTATACCAATATGTATTACCACGCTGGCCACTCCTACGCGAATGACTTTTCCGAAAAGGGTGTAATCATGCTCCTGGATTAACCTTTTCAAAGGGATGGGGCTTTTACGTCCCCATCCCTACTTTTTTATTTAAGGAGTGCTTTTTATGAGCTATAACGTTGATTTCTACCGATTTGCAAAAAAGGAAAACTCGACAAAACTTCCGACTGGGGATCCTTCTGAATCGTTTGATTGTGAGATCCTCGCGGGATCCTCTATCATCTCTCCCACGCTCAAACTAAATACCAATTTCATCAATCCCTCCAATCTTACCTATGCGCACATTCTCAATCTGACAAAATACTATTTTGTCACAAATTGGAGATATGATAAAGGTCTTTGGTATTGCGATCTGGTGGAGGATATACTCGCCACATACAAAACACAAATCGGCAATCTTTCTATGTATGTCCTGCGCAGTGCCAGTGAGATGGACGGCAGATTGATTGACAGCAAATATGCCGTCAAGGTTGGAGCTTCTTTTGACGTTGAGCAGAACAACGCGAACCCTCTTGCTGTCAGTGTGTCCAGTGGGTATTTTGTGGTGGGGATCCTCAATGGCGATTCCGGTGCCATAGGCGTGACCAGCTATTACGTTTTCACCAACTCTGAATTCCGGGATTTTGCCGCTTTCCTGATGGGCAACTCCGCCTATCTGAATTCCCCGTCAGAGGTTTCGGACGCGCTTTTGAAATGCCTGGTCAATCCCACTCAGTATATCACTTCCTGTGTGTGGCTTCCGATTGCTCCTCCGATGGGTGCGGCCATTTCCCTGATTCCGATCGGCTGGTGGTCGATCAGCGCATCCTGTCACAGATTGAGCGGTTACAGCAGAACAAGTGCGACTTGCACTGTCAGCGTCCCGAAGCATCCTCTCGCCGCTACCCGCGGATATTATCTGCTGTCTGAGCCGTATACCAGCTATTATCTGGACTTCCCGCCTTTTGGCAATTTCAAGATCCCCGCCAACGATCTGGTCGATACTACACTGCTCCAATTCAGTATCAGTATCGACTGTATCACCGGTCAGGGAAGATTGCAGATAGATGCCGGTCCCACTGGTGCGATAGGAACGATCAGCATTGTCAATGCTCAAGTGGGCGTGCCTGTTGCACTTGCTCAAAACGCTCCGGAGATCCCCATGCCCACTCAGCAGGCCCCAGCAACGCCAATTCCGGAACTTACGTATGAGCCGGGAAGCGGTGCGCTTGAGCATCTGAAAAACGTCTGGGAGTGGTCCAAGGCCACATTTTCCAAAAGCCTGGATGACACCGGCAAAGCTCTGGGAGTCGATTTGAAACAGACGGCCTCCAATATTGTCAATGCGGCGGCGGCGGCGGCACTTCCGGTCCAGGTGATCGGCGGCAATGGCGGTTTCATGTCCGGATACTTCCCGGTGCGCTTGATCGGTACTTTCGCGCAGATCTCTGATGATAATACGGCTGAATGGGGAAGACCTCTGTGCCGGACAAAAACCCTGAACACGCTCTCTGGCTTTATCCAGTGCGCGGACGCTGATTTTGAGATCTCCTGCACTGCGGTTGAACGAAACGCAATTGCCGGTTTTCTAACCAGCGGATTCTATATGGAGTGATGCAATATGGCATGGCACGCAAAAGCGACAGGCGCATATCTGAATACTGATCAGGAAGCAAAAGATAATGCGGTTGCGATCTATAACACTCTGCATGGTATGGGCTATTCCTACAATGCCATTTGTGCGGTTCTCGGTAATATCGGCTGGGAGAGTGGATACAACCCCTGGCGTTGGCAAAGTGATTATGTGGTCAGCACCACAGAAACCAATTTTATCAACAATCAGACCGGTCATGCGTATGGCCTGATGCAGTTTGATCCCGCTGGACAGTATATCAACAACGCCACTGCTCAAACCTATGCAGACTATCTGCCGAATTTCGCAAACCGAACCGGCATTCCGGAAGATGGCAATGCGCAGTTGATGTACATGAACTATCTATCCGGAGGTTACATTCGGACCGCTCAGTATCCTCTAACATTCGCGGAATTTAAAGCGTCCAATCTGCCGGTGGATTATCTGACCCGCGCCTGGTGCATGAACTATGAGCGTGGTTTTTGGAATCAGGCCCGGGAAGATAATGCACTGTACTGGGAAACCGAATTGCAGAATCTGATCATGGATATTCCGGTGTGGTTGCTGTTCAAGTTTCAAAGATTTTTAGGAGGTGGTTGAATTGCCTAATCTGCCGGTTATGTACAATTACATCAATGCGGCCAATTCACAGGTATCTCCGTCCACTGTACACACTTCCAATAACTATCTGGCCGCATACTTTCGCCGGTATCTGCTCCAAAAAGCTATGAGTGTGTACAAGTGGACTCTGCCGGATACCTGGAATAAGGACTATTTCAAATATATCCTTTACTGCTGGGGATATATCGCGATCGTCAACACAAAGGAATTCGGTGTGATTCCACAGCAGTGCAGTCTGCGCGGCTATAATGTGTTCTATGCCCCCACGCACGCGATCATTGCGAATCCGCATCTGTCCGGCATCCTAGAACCGCAGATCGACACACAATGCACTGTGGTCAAGCTCCAGCCGGATTACGGCGGGATCCTGGACATGATCTATTATTATGGTGATCAGATGGCACTGTATGCGGAAGCGGCATCCATGAATGTCCAGAATTCTAAGCTGGGGTATCTGGTCGGAGCCAGAACCAAAACGATGGCTGAAGCTATCAAAAAGGCATACGACACCATCATGCAGGGTGAAGGTGTGGCCGTCTTTGATAAGTCCGCGGATCCTTCCGGGAATATTCCTCTGTTTGAAACCTTCACTCAGAATCTACGGAACACGTTTATTGCTCCTGATATTCTGGAATCCCTGCGCAGAATCGAGAACGAATTTTGCACAAAGATCGGTCTGAACAACACCAACACTGACAAGAAAGAGCGAATGGTGGTGGATGAGGTCAACGCCAATAACGAAGAGATCAAAGCCCTGCCGGAGCTTTGGCTTGACAGTCTGAAGGACGGATGCCGAAAAACAAAAGAGCTTTTCGGTATTGAGAATTTTGATGTGGATTGGAGGTATGAAAATGAGTCGGGGAGCTACCCTGTCCCTGATGGGGCTGTACCAATGGGATAATCAGATCCTCTCGCAAATGATCCTCCCGGCAGAAGTTGATCCTGATATTCTGTTTCCGGATCTGCTGGCAGAATGCGCGGAGTATGAGATCCTCTATCCGGAGCCGGAAACCTTCAAAATCGTTCTCAAGTCCTGGAGCGGCCATCGGTCAAAGATCTGGGCGCGGATCGCAAATCTGGCATCCCTGGACTATGATCCTATCAGCAACTATGACCGAACGGAAACATGGACGGATACCGGCAAGAACTCCAACTCCAATTCTACCATCGGAGCCGTTGATCAAACCAGTAAAAACTATGAAGCCGGTTATAATGCCAATTCTCTTGGCACTCCTCCGGACATGGTCCAGCAGGAGCAGAACGAAAACAAAGGTACTCAGTGGAGCGCGAACAGCGGATCCGGAGAAGGGGAGAGCACCCATACCGGCCACGTATACGGCAATATCGGTGTAACCACTACCCAGCAGATGATGGAGCAGGAAATCAATATCTCCGACAAGATCGATGTCTATGCTTACATCATCGCGGATTTCAAAAAGCGGTTTTGCATTCCGCTCTTCTGAGGAGGTGCAATCATGTTTCAGAAATATCCCTATACCAATGACCACGAACTGAATCTGGACTGGATTCTGAAAATACTGAAAAAGCTCAAAGGCGGCGAACCGGGCCAAGTGCTGGTGAAGAAATCTGATAAGGATTTCGATTTCGAATGGAAAACGATTGAATGAGGTGATATCATGTTCCAAATGTTTCCTTATACCAATGCGCATCAGTTGAATCTGGATTGGATTCTGGAGCAGATTAAAAAACTGCAAATCAGTGAATCCGCGATCTCCTCTTTTAACATTTTTGCTGATATCGCGTCCTCGGTCAGCAGTTTACAAGAAGGGGATCTGATCCGCACTCTCGGATTTTATGATCCGGGAGATGGTGGTGCAGGTTTGTACCGAATCGTCAGCAGTGATGATCTTGCTGATTATGATCTGGAAATCGGCTCCGGATTGTATGCGCATCCTCTGTTCGGCACTGTTGTCAATGCTGGTGCTTTCGGTGCTATCGGTGATGTAGGTATCGCGGCTGTTGATCTTGCTATTGCTTGTGCCGTCAGCATCAGCGCGGATCTGGTGTTCCCCGGCGATCTGCAATTGGCCGATACAATAGAGATCAACTCCGGCATGGATACCAGATCTGTCACGTTCCTGGGCAATTTGGTCTATACCGGCACTGATGCCGCGATCCGGGTGCATAATGGCAAAAACATTACTATCACCGGCAATAAGATCACTGCTCTGGGCGGGATTGGTCTGCTGTACTATCAGGATGAGAACAGGACGATTTACAATGTCAATTCCAAATTCACCTATATCGAAGCCAAGGAGGGAGTGAAGCTCCTGCCGTCCACCTGGGGCATCTATGAATGTGAAATTGATGTGGATCGGATCTATGCAGGATCTTCCGGATCCGGGCACTGCATCAATCTGGAATGCGTGGAAGGTACCAGTGCCCATCCTTCTTTTGTCGGCCAGTGCAAATTCAAATGCCAGCACTTGATCAATACTCAGACATATGCAATCCGGATGCATGCGACTGAAGCACTCTCTACCATTACCGGCATTTACATGGATGCATTCTCCATGGAAAACTGCGCGAATGGAATTCTTGTGGAAGGGATTTGCAAGATGATTCACCTTTCCAATATCCGGTGCCTGGAAGCAGAATCTTTTACAAACATCCTCAAAACTACCGGAGGAGTGTACTACTCGGTATTTCATTTCGCAACTCCGGTCCTGAATAATAAGCTGGATGTTGAGTCTACGGAAAGACTCAGGAGTATTCCGATCACAGTAACCGGTGGAATTCTAAATGCATCTGCATACCTGATTGCAGATGAAATGATAGTGGGTTCGCGAGGTGCCGGGGGTACCCTTGTGCTTACCAGAACGTATCGGAGCCATACCATTCAACAGAGATCTGCCGGTGGTGATTACACCTTTGACCCCAACAGTACAGACTACCGCTCCAATCGGATCTATACCAGTATTGTTAACTCCTCTGGTGCGGAAATCAACTATCGGAACTTGTCTTATTTCAATGCGTTTGGCTGTAACGAACTGTATATCAGGCAAAATAAAAATGCGGGGTCCGTGATCAAAGTGTACACTGACAATGGTGATACTCCTGTATTTGATGGTAGTGCCATGACAGAAACCGGAGTTACCACCTACAAGGTCACAGCAATGTACAATATTGGTGATAATGCGTATCGATATATAATCAGCAAACTGGATACTGTCTGATCAGATCCCCAGCAGATCCTATACACATAGAAGCACCTGGTATTACCGGGTGCTTCTTAGTATATAGATGATTACTGATAGTATAGTGGCGTATCAGTGAGTGATTACTACTTGTTATCAAAATGGGGAAATTTGATTACAGGGTGTATTAGGTACTCTC